CGAGGTCGTGTAATGCTGCATACGGCTGAACGACCCGTCGGGCGCAAATGCCTTCCAGAAATTATTGTAAAACTCGCCCGGGTTTGAGACACCGTGCGCTGCGCGCAGGATGATGGCCTCTCCGGGATCTCCGGAAGTCGTATAATTAAGGAAATCGATAACGCCTGTAAATCCGGCCCCTTTGACAGATGCGGCATCTTTAATACGGTAATCATCGCCCGCTGCAACGGTGCCAGCGGTAGTGCCAACGTTTTTAGTCGCGGAGTCGCCGAGTTGCAGAGCGGTACGCGCACCGCCTGGAGTGGTGGCCCCTGTTCCGCCATTCGCCACCGGAACTACGTCGGTACTGGTGAATATCTGGCGCACGCTGAAAGTACGTGAACCTTTGGCGTTCGCAATACGTACTTTATAAACACGCCAGGTTGCATCGTTTGCCTGGTTCGCTATTAGCGTCAGTTCGATAACGGTTCCTGAAGATGTAATGCCGTCGCTCTGAACATAAACCTGAGTGTTAGCAGGATACGATACGCCAGTCGGTGTGTTCACCCAGGCGGAGGTATTGGTGAGGTACACGGCGCCTGTAGCAAAATCTACCTGCTGCCAGTCAAATGCGCTAAGCGCGGTCAGGTTCGTCAGACCAATGCCCAAATCATTCAGCGCCTTGATGCCGGTCTGTTCCCATGCTGACCAGGTGGTCCCGGAAAGTGTACGTTGCCATGTCCGGTTAATGTTTCCCGCACCACTGGCTATCGTGGTGAATCGCTGCAACAACGAATTTGCACTGCTCCTCAGAATGACTTCACAGATGCCTGTTGATACAGTGGCCTGCCCCGGCGCTACAGGGCCGTTTATTGTACCAGTGGTCCCATCTGTAACAGACCAAACGCCAGGAGTGACCAGTAAATTCAGGTCGCCCGTATAAAATCCTGGACGCGAATTCACTCCCACCAGATTCCATTCTCCCCATGGCCCGTCCACCCCGTTCCATGATGCAGTGAGAGAGCGGACATAAACGTTGCCGTTTCGGACTGTATACCGCTGGGTGCCTCCCCATTGCCCGCCTGCGAACACTTCCAGGAAACCCACAGCATTCGGTTCCGGGAAATTACTGGCTGGCTGCGCATTATTCGATGTGCCCTGCATCCATATCCCGGCAAGCGTCGCTGTCGGTCCATAGCTGTTCAGATTAGCTGCTGCTGGCAGCGCGCCACGGACCTGCTGTGATGAACCGACCAGTCCGGCCATTTTCTGCCAGCCCGGTCCGGTGACTGCCGGCATTGCCTGACTCAGCTGGACAGAGATGTCGCCCGGTGCCGTGTAAAAATTTGTCCAGACGCCCTTTTCAGCCAGCAGTCCGCGCAGCGCCTCGGTCGACTGTGCGACCAGTTCGGCCGTTACCTGGTTCTGAACTTTGCGCGGTACCGCCGCCCACGCCGCGCCGGTGGTGGTAGGCCCGGTGAACGGGCTGACAAGCGTGGCCGCTGTATTACTGGTGATGGTATCAACCGGCAGTGTGTACAACACGCCGCCGATTGTCGTGGTGATGAAATCGCCCGGTTTTAAATCTGTGGTGAATAAGGTACTGGTACCTACCACCGCCGTGGAATTGTTGGTCAGTTTAAGAGTTCCTGCGGACATAATGTCTCCAAAATTTGGGCATAAAAATACCCCGATCATTGCGGGGCTAATATATTTTGCTCCTGGTTGTGATTACTTCATGGTAATTTCAGGCGCAACAAAGGAGTGACTCATGAAAAAAATGTGCTTAGGTTTAGTTTTACTGCCGTTTGCTGCCTCCTCGGCTTCTATCGCCGATATGCAGAGGGAGTGTGAAAAGGTGTTCGATAAATTCCCTGAAATGGCATCCTGTGTTACCAAAAAAGTGAAGGCTGACGATTTTGTTTACAGCAGCCCCCAGGCGCGGACATACGTGGCGACTGCCATTAATCTCTCCGGCAAGGTTCGCCGTGGTGAGATGTTTGATGACGAAGCAGCCCTCGCTTTACAGGAAAAATACAATCAACTGAATTCAGAATATGTTAATGAAGTTAAAAGCACTCAGGACCCGGTTGGGACATATTTGAAAAAACGGCTGGATAATGCCGGCAAAATAGTAATTGACGTACATAACAAATAATTGTTTCTGTACCTGAGCTTTAACGATTAATAAATTCAGTCGTACGCGGCTGTGTTAATGGCAGTGAGGGTTATACCGGTATTACTTCCTCCTGCCGGGCTGCCCTGACCGACCTGATTACCGACGGCATTTATACGGGTAGTTACACCATCAAAGCGACAACCGGTATAGGCAGCAATGCTGATAATGACCGGCTGACCCTGGACCATAATCTGCCATAATGACATTCCCAGAGTCGTGGGAGCGACCGCCCACGAGCCAGCCAGCGTCTGGTCGATATTTATTCCCCCGCCGGCGCCCGGCGTGCCGACCGTCACTAAATCAGACAGCACCCGGCTTTCATTGGTCAGCACCAGTTTCCCGGTAGCGTCCCAGATGGCAAAACCCCATGCAGGCAGCGTTTGAGGAAATATTGCAAAAACATATACTGTGAGTGTGTGTGGGGTTTTTGCGGCCCCGACCGGCGTTGAGGAGGATGCTCTGATCACGCCTCCGGTTCTGGCAACGTTGGTATATGTTGGCGCACTGGTATTTGATATGCGGCAGAATGCGATAGCCGGCCAGGAAGGATCTATCGGAATATCAGCGGACGCCACGCCATTGCCGTCAGAATTAACCACAACCTTACGGTATAAACAAAATGGCGTTGACTGTGGCGTAACAAACGGATTGCCGTTTTCCAGCAATATCATTGCTCCATAAGACATTTAAGCTCTCTCCATAAACACGACCAGTTCGCATGCAGAGGCGGGATAATTACCGACGCCAGCCTCGCTTGCGGGCAGAATGGTTATGGTGTTTCCGGAGGCCACGATCCGGCGGCCCACCGTAGTTCCGCCGTTATCCAGAGATACCACAAAACCCACCCTGAACCCGGCGGGAACTGGAAAAGACCATGCCCCGCTGTTTTGTCCGGCCGCCAGTGGTATGACACCAATAACTGATACCGGCTTAATTCCATAGTTGTTTGGACGGCCTGCGCCGTCCCACGTCTGGATCCCCCACATCAGAAAACCCCCGTCAGATAACCGATCTGCACCCGAAGCACGCCGTTAGCATCCCTGACACTGGTGGTTATGTTAGTTTCCTTTTTGGCACCCAGTCCGTTTGTGCCATAGTTTTCAAATGTGCCGTTTTTGTCCCATCGCCAGCCACTGACGCCGGGTACAAAATTATTCGACTGAATGAAGTTACCTATTTTGGCGTTATCTATACTGCCGTTTTGAATAAACGCAGACCGTAAAAACACCTGACCATTGAACACAAAGAACGCGGCTTCATAACTGCCCGGATCGCTGCCGGAATAAATACCGAACTGATCAGCAGCAAAAACTGCCGTCGATTTATACCCCCCGCTGCCGTTCGGCTCGAGTGACATCCCAAAGCCGGTGTTATAGAGCTGCTCGCCACGCCGCACGCCAAGATTCAGGGTGTATGAAACCTTTGCGGTACCGTTATCGGTAATAACAGAAGTGAGCTTCTGGTTAATGGCTGCCTGCTGGTTTCCGAGCTGGGTTGCTACCTGCGTCTGGTATTGTGCAAAGGCCTGTTCGGCTGAAGACTGCGCCTCCTGAATGGTGGTAATGCTGCTTTTAACACCGTTAAAGTCGGCCGCCACTGAAAGCCGGTATTCAGCGAACGCCTCGTCGGCGTTAGCCTGTGCGGTTTTAACTTCACTGATTTCTGCAGCAGCATCACCAAACTGAACGGCCACAAGCTCCTGGTACTGCGCGAAAGCCCGTTCATTATCCGCAATGGTAATCCTAGCCTGCGAGATTTCAGCACGCGCCAGTCCCACCTGTTCATACTGGATCTGCGCCCCTTCCACCTGGGCCAGCGTGTTCTGCATCGTCGCTTCCAGACTGAAATCTATCCCGGCCTGCACATTCTTAAATGCCTCTGAATCACGCACCGCTTCATCGATGTAATCGATCATGCCAGGGATATCTGACGACGCCTTGCCTGATGCCTCAACAAAACCCGACACGCCGAACGCGTTGCGCGTCCGCACGTACATGTAATACGTGGTATCCGCTTTCAGTCCGTGAAGATTCCACTGGCTTGATCGCCCGAGGAACTGCGTCTGGTCTTCAATAAGCGCCGGGTTAAGAACACGATTTTCACCGCTGTACCAGAATTCAAAGGTGGTATCTGAAGTGGCAGTCACACGCATAACCGGGACGATATCTGCTGAGAAAAGACCAGGCGTCCAGATAACGGATGACGGTGCCAGTGGCGCACCGATAATCAGGTTCACCTGGGTTTCGGCACCCTTCATGCCGTTCTCGTTGCGTCCACGCACCCCGAGCATGTAATCCCCGGCACTGAGCCCGTAAAAGTCATAGCGAAACTGGTCGGTTTCATACTGTGCAACAACCGCCCCGCTTTCGTTATAGACATACAGTTCGAACACCAGCTTTTTGGTGGTGGTGGCGGTTTCCCATGTCGCCGTCACCTGCACGGTTTCGCTGTTGGTGTTCAGAATGCGAAGGTTCTCGATATTCGGTACCCGGTAGCCATTCAGGGTGTCGATGGGCATTTCAAAAACAGCGCCCTCATCCACAATGGCCTGTTTGTTCGGGTCGTGCTGTCCCGCCGTAATGCTGTAAACCGAGTTATTTTCTGTTTCAGAAATACTCAGGATACGGAAAAGACGAACGGACAGTTCACTGACTGAAATAGCAAAAACAGTCCCGTCACGCACCCAGGCGGGAGCGCTGCGCAAAGTAATGACGTGCCCGGATACGCTGACAATGGGGTATTTCACAAACTTTCCATTGCTGCCCATAAGCGACATGTTGTCGCCTGGCGAAACCAGACCGGAGACGTCCGCATCTACGGTAATATTCGCGCCGGAGTGCGAGACAATACGCCCACCCAGACGTGTCCCGGCGTAGTCGTTATCCATAATCTCCACGATGTCGCCGGGCGTAAAGGCAATCGCATCACGGGCCATCTGGAAGGTTAACCGGCTGCTCTCCCGTTTTGCGGTTTCCAGCAGCCATTTACCGGCGCGCCAGGCCTGCCCGCGTGAAGTGCAGCCGAACGCCTCAAGCGTTGTTTCGTTGTAGGTTCCACTGCGCGCGATCATGGCATCGTCGGAAACATATTCCTTTACCTGCTCCCAGCCGTTATCCGGGTCAGTCCATGACACGACCACCGCATTGTATTTTTCGGCCCGTTTAACCGAGCTGCGGCTGAATTTCCCGTCTACAACATTCGCATTGGTAATGGCGGCAACCGGATCCTGAGGCGTGTCCAGCATGACCGTGAGGCGCAGGCCATCCCAGAGGGCGATGCCCCGGAACATCCCGGCGATTTTATCCAGGATATCGCGGGCGCTGGCCTGCTCGGTAATATAGGCGTTCAGTGTCATGCGAGGCTCTTTCCCGCCATACCCGTCGTTTACCAGCTGATCACAGTACTGTGACAGGATATAAAGCGCACCGTCGTCGACATCGATATAACCCGCGCGCCGGGCCAGGCCAAATCGCGTATTTTTCACCAGCTCGCGAAAGAGCCAGGCCGGGTTGTTCGTCCACGCTTTCTTAAATCCCCCCAGCCACAATCCGTTATATGTGCGGGCAACCGGATCGTAGTTATCCGGCACATCGACAATCAGCCCGCGCAGGTGATAGGTACGAGCCGGGGTGTCCCTGTACTGGTCACGGTCAATCACTGCACCGGCAATAGCCGAAAACGGGTAGTTCAGGTTGTCGTCAGTAATCTGGCTGTAGCTGTTCCAGATAGTACCGTTGGACAGCAGGTCGCTGTTGCTGTCAGGCGTGATGCGGCGAACGCGGATATCGAAGGGTTTCGTTGCTGGTGCCTCGATGACGTGCGCCTCCAGATATTCGCCAGATATTTTCCCGGTGATAGTAACCACTTTTTGCTGAATGAACGCCCCGCCGGCAACGCGGGTTTCGATCACCATCGTCACAGAGGTTTCCTTCTGGTTCCCTTTTGTATCCTGCTCGACCAGCCCCGTCACGCCGATATTCAGCCTCACGCGTGTGACATCCTGATCGGAGACTGTGCGGACCAGTGGCGTGTTGAAAGTCACCTCTGTATTAACGATGCTGGTCGCCTCGATGGCGGAAAAACCGTTGATGGGGCTCTGGAATTCCGAACCGGGTCGCCAGGCCACGCTCACGCCGTTCACGCTGACGTTACCGGCAGGATCCGTGATGGGCGTTTTATTCAGCATGAAAGAAGAAAGGTGTGACTGGTCAACCGGTCCGTAAATCGGGCCTTCACTGATGAGATCAAGCACGCGGTAAAACTGTTTTGATTTGAGGTTATCGTCGAGAAGTCTGGGAGTGCTGGCCTTGCCACCGCCTGAAGACATAATACCACCTTAACTTATTGATTCTGTCCAGTCCTGGTTGTTTGTCGTGTCGATACCGAGGGAAATAACATTAGAGCCACACACCATTTCCCCGAGCAGGATCGGCACTGGCCGCCCCTGCCCGGCGCGGTTCTCCGCACTGGTAAAAGAGTTGTTTGTGATGGTGTTGTTTTCCGCCGCCTCAGCTGAGGTTTTGGTTTTCATGTTGCGGGACATATATACGCTGTAGGCAATGGAGGCGACACTTACCGCCACTGCGATCCACGCGGCTGCGGCTGCGGTAATCGCCCCCTCAACCACCGGCACGAAAAGTACACTGGAACCCTCAGCCAGACGCCTGTCCAGATGCCAGCGCATCGCGTCTGCTGCAACGTCTTCGCCGGCAATCCGGACGCGCACCCGTGACCTGAGGAAGTCTTTTTTGAATTCCGGACACTGGGCCAGCAGCAGACGTAACCCCTGTGCGGGGGTATCGACGTTTAATGTGACCTGGCGGAAATGTCTGCGGAAATGCCCCGCAAATCTAAAGATGAGCACCGGTGATGCCTCCAGATGGAATGGGTTTGCTTTAGAAAAGCCATGCGGTAGGGTTCGCGCCTGCTCAGATGTCCGGCATGGTCGTGGTGAAGCACCATGTTGTCTTCCAGAAGGATCATCGCATGGCACGGGTCAGCACCCGGGAACGGCTGGCGGAGGATCACATCACCGGGTACGGCCTCGCTGGCGGAAATCTGATGAAAACCGTTGGCCGCCATGTTCCTGAGATAGAGATTCTCTCCGCGCAGCCACCAGCCTTCTGTCCGGGCAAAATCCGGCAGGTCAATGCCACACAGGTGATACGCATCGCGAAACAGCGTGTAGCAGTCTGTCACCCCATGCGCAAAACTCCGGCCCAGCAGGTGCGCTACCGGGCGGAACTTTCGCAGCTCGCCGTTACACGCCAGCCACCAGGGTAGGCCTGTCATAACCTGCATGGCGCGGTCAGCACCTGACAACACCGGTACCGCCTGCGGATGTGAGTGAAATACCGCAGTGACTTCCCCCGCCTCTTCCGCTGCCAGCCAGTCTTCATCGCTGATGCGGAAATGGTGAGCCGGATCGGGATGTATATTCCGGCACGGGTAAAGGCGTGTATCGTTGATTATCAGTGCGCACACTTCATCCTGCGACGAGGCCGCATACTCGAGTAATTCCTGCATCAGGAAACCTTCTGTGAACCAGGGAAACTGCTGATTGGCATGGGGTACGGTCGCGGGTACCGGAAGCGACAACCTGTACGGCGGTGAGAACATTTGTCCAGCGCAGGATTGCTGGTCGGGTTGTCCCGTTCATCGGCGACCGGCGGTCCGTCGTAATTGCAGCCGGTACCGCGATAAACCCACTGGCATACATCCGCCAGGATAGTACGCGCCGGGATAATAGCGTTGTCGCAGTCCACCGGCGTTGCGAGAGAATAAGTCACCTGTTCTGAGGTTTCCTCTGTCATCTCCTCGACAACGTAACGGGACACTGCCTCCACAGTAGGATCTGCTTCCGGATTACCGTTGGGGAAGTTAACCGCATCAAGATACTTCACCGGCACCTGGCGGCGCGTGACAACTACACCCAGCAGATCTTCGAAATCATGGTTCATCCCAAAAATCATACCCGTGACGTTCGCGACAGCCATAACCGGGCGCGCATAGGTACCTTCATTCCGGCTCTCGAAGCCTTCGACAGCGATGGGATAAGCGGGATAGGCGTTACCGCGCCAGATAACATTGTTGTAAAAGCCGTTGGTACCGGAGTGGAATCGCACAACATCGCCGCCGTACGGCCGGAGATCGACTTCAAAGAGATCTATAAACGCGCCGACTCCGGCGTCAACGCTTTCGATAATTAGCTCTGGTGGAATGTCGCGCACGAAAATCTCCCATAAATAAAGCCACCCGGAGGTGGCTACTGTTCGAATATCAGGATGGGATATATCCCTATCCCTGGTTATGTTGTGGGTTCAGCCCGTCAGCGGAGGGACGCTGACGCACTCAATTGGGAGAGATGGCTGATTAATCTTAAATTTTTTAATAAGGATTTCAATATGATGGAAGAGATACAGACAACGTTTAATTTTGATTCACCCGCAAATTCACCTCAGCAGATCTCGCAACAGATTAATGATCTTAAAATGATCATGTTGTCCATCGCATGTAAAATTAGTGAGAATGATCGTAACCAAATAATCAAAGAGCTTAGCTCGTTAAATAACCCTAACATTCAGCAATGGGTAGATAACCTTTCGACTATTAAGAAAGGTTAACGCCTAGCTTCAACCTGTAATTTGCGGTCTGTTCCTGGGCCGCTTTAAACCGGGCATTAACATCTTCCTGAAAATTAGCAAATGCCTTTTCTGTTTCAGCAATAATCCCGCGCAGTTCTTTAATTTCGATATTCAGCAATTCAACTTTGTTATCCAAAGACATAATTCTCTCCCGCCTTTCGGCTTTATCGTGGTACCTGTTCAAAAGTGGCCGTCAGTTCATAGAGCGGCCCGGTCTTTGTCATGTTCCAGGAGCGGCAGACAAACAGCGCCTGTACCCCCGTATCCGATGGCGTCCAGTAGAAAGACTCCACCGCCATGCGTGCTGTCAGAAACGCCTCGGCCTGTTTCGCCGGGTTCACACGGCACGGCCCGTTAACGCCGCGAAACGTCAGCGAGTATTTTGACATCAGCGGGTTAATGCCTTTCTTCTGGCGCTGCTCGTAGCCATCGCCGAGTTTCACGATGGCCACGTTCGGGGTACGTTCGGCGCTGTAGCCGCGCTGAGGTTTCCAGGTGAAGATTTCAGGCATTATTTTCTCCGTAGAAGCCCGTTAGGCCGCTGCTCATTAATGATGGCGCGCAAGGCTGCGTTATAAGCAATCTTATCGAACTGTTTTAACGTTGCCGGGCTGTCCGGGCTGCCCTCGAAATGGTAATGGTTAACCTGCTGCACAGTTACGTTACTTCCCCCGCCAGCATTATCAGCAGAGACAACTTTCCCCGACTTATTGGGGATAAACATCTGCTGGCCACCAGCTGTCTGGAATACTTCAGAGCGCCCATCCTCGTTAATGCGGTAGGCGTTGCCCGCTGATACGCCGCCACCGTAACGGCGACCACCGCTCATGGTCGTGCTAGCGATATTGGAGAGAAGTGAGGCTCCAGCCGAAGCGATGGCTGCATAGTTCGCAAGTTTTTGCGCAGGGGTAAGTGCTGTTGGATCTGCCATGGCCTGCATAATTGCGGTGTTTAGGCTTAACGTTGACTGTGCAACGGCAAATGCTTTTGCCGCAGCAAACATAGCGATGTAAGAACTGCTACTCCTCCCGGATGCGTTTTGGATCATGGCAGAAAGGCTTTCGAAACCCTGGGAAGCTGAGCCTAATATCGCGCCTATCGCAGCAGCCTGAGCATTGGCTTCCTCGATAGCAATCTTCCGTCGTGCATTAGATGCTTGTTCCTGAATTGCGGTTTTAGCATCTTCATAAATTTGAACATTTTGAACATCGATTGCTCTGTATTTAGCGAGCGCTTCCAGCTTTTGTTGCTCTTGCAGGTTGATTTGCGCAACCGGATCTAATGCGGCACCTGTAACGGCATCAGGCATTACTTTTGCGGCTGCGATTTCCTGCTCAGCAAATTTCCTCCCCTGCTCAGCCTGCTGTCGCTGTTTAACAGCGTTAGCTGCATCCCATTCTGCGGCGGCATATTTTCTTATCTCAGCAACCTGCTCGGAAGTAGCGCTTTTATTCAGAGATTGCTCTGCCTTAAGCATTGCCATCTCACGGGTAAGGTCACTGGTTGCTGCCGAAGCCGTTTCAGCACGCTGTTTATAATCAGCAATTCTTTGATTGTTGGCCTCCATCTGAGAGGCTGCACTCTTGCCTTGCTGTTCGCTTTGTTGCTGCGCCTTACGTCTGGCTTCTTCAGCCTGTTTCAGGTCGTAGTTTTCGCCGGCCAGTCGCTTCGAAGCTTCTATCTGATTACTGTTATTGGTCTTCTTTGATTGCTCTATTTCAGCTCTGGTAATTGCCCTGACGCGCTCATCCTTGATTTTAAGTAGTCGGTTTTCCTCTTCCAAGCTGAGAATGTACTTATCACCATCTTCTGTCGGTGGCGATATTTGCAAAGACCTGGGATTGAAGTTTTGTCCCGCCTGATTGGCACGATTTATTTCGTCGGCGGTATTTCCAAATGCTCTGGCTACAGCCCCCTGAACTTGTTCAAGGATGGTTCCTTTTTCAATTAGCTGTTGATGAATACCCATAGAGGTGAGCATGTTGTTATTAAGCGTGGACTCCATGTCATTACGCGATTGGGTGGTGCGGGTTAGTTTCTCTTGGATTTCCGCACGATCGCGTTCCTTCTGGTTGATCTGGTCAGTCAGCTTAGCGGCGTTTTGTAGTAGCCCGTTACCTTGCTCCGCAGTTGTGCCAAATTGCTTTCCTTTTGCAATGTAATCATCACGCTTGGCAGTGAGATCTTTTATTTCACCCGTCAGATCAGATACTGCTTCTTGCTGTCCTTTTAAAGCTATATTTGCATCGGCTATCGCACCGCGTAGCTGGGTATTGCTCATGGACTTCATTGAGCCATTGAGTTTATCCAGACCATCAGCGAAAGCGATCGCTTCCTCCTTAGCCTGCTTCGCGCTTTGCCACCAGTAAAGCAATGCTCCTGCCGCGATCATCGCGACACCAGTTGGCCCGCCAAAAAGAGAGAGCGCCCCACGCATTAGCCCAACGCCAACAGATGCAGCGCTTGCCGCAGCTGAGGCTCGCGCAGTAGCTGCCGCCTGAGCCGTCTCTGCCTCAGCCAATGCGATAGATGCTGCGGTTGCCCTTGTTTTTGCAGCGATGAGGTTATCAAGCGCCAGCATTTCCGCCGCGCTACCTCTTGCGACATTATATTCAGCCTGGGCGAGGTTTAGCGCAGAAACCGCGGCCTCTTTATCAGCGAGCGATCTGCGCTGCGTGGCATTTGCTGAGAAGAGAGCCGCCTGAGCAGCCTGGTTTTCAGCGGTAATCATCTGGCGGTTTGCGACGATATTCTGAACTTTACCGGCTATACCCGCTTTTAAGGCACCAGCATATCGTCCAGCCAGCACAAGCGCGAAAGCCTTTGCGGCGATGGTTGCTGTATCAATAAAGCCAGCCATTTCTTCGGAGTCTCGCCCGAACTCAAGGATTTTGTCGGCGGCAGTGATTAATCCGTTAGTAAAGGTTTGTAACGCTCCTGTCTGGTCCTCGATTGCCACCAAAACTTCGGTAAAGGCCGTTTTCATCCTCACGCCAGCATCGGTAAGATTGTTAGACATTCCAGCCGCCGCTGCGGTGTTGTCGTCAAGAGATTGCCGCAACCCTTCACTAAGGTCTGAAGCTGTCAGTTTGCCTGCTGCACCCAGCGCACGTATTTCCCCTGCCGTTCTCCCGCTGGCGCTCGCAATGTCGTTTATTACGGTTGGAATGGCGGTAGTGATGGACTCCCACTGATCGGCGGAAACTTTCCCGGTGTTTATCGCTTTGGTGAATGCACTGATAGCTGACTCGGCCCGGTCCGCACTGGTGGCGTTCTTAACGAAAGCATAAGACATAGAGTCTTGGACATCGATAGCCTGTTCAGTGGAATAACCCATGCTGCGCAGACCGTCGGCGCTTCGAATATAAAGCTCCTGGGCCTCTGCTAAAGATCGATAAGTCCCGTTAGCTGTATTAAGTAAGCGCCTCTGAACGCTTTCAAATTCAGCCTGACTTGATGTCGCCATCTGAACGCGCTCGGCCATCTCCTGATAGCTCTGCACCATTTTTGCCATCTCACGCAACGCCCCAGCGGCGAAGATTAACTTGATCGTTGCTGCGAGTTTCGACAGTGTCGTATTCAGGTTATCCGCTGATTCATCGGTATCATCAAAATTACTCTGGAGATCATTCGTCATATCGACGACATTGCGACCGGCAGTAAGAAGCTGTGCAGTATCAGCGCGGATGATATAAACAATCTCACCAACGTTTTCGGACATTTTCATTTTCTCCAGGTAATAAAAAACCCGCTTTTAAGCGGGCTTGAATGAGGCTTTCTGTTAAACACTTCAAAGATTTTGTATAGCGTTCGTAGTCATAGATTGTTGTGATTGCTGAATTATGCTGTCACTGGTTTTCATTTTTACTCGTGCATCCTGCTGACCTGTTTGAATATAGGTATCGCAGTCTGCTTTACTTATATTAAGCTCGCCGCGGCGAGCAAACTCCGATTGTATTCTCGGCATAATTTCAGTATTTCCGTAGCCCATTGCCTGCCCTTTGAGCGTACAAAGCCCTATATCGTCATATGACGCCAAAGGACGTTCTTGAGCACATCCCAGTAGAAAGAGAGAGAGCACACCCGCAAACAAAAATTTCTTCACGTCCTTATCCCCATCATCAAAAGGTAGTCTCTAATGCTAACAGCGGAGGACGTCAGAGCAACGGGCAGGTCTGATTTTTTGATCTCAGGCAACGAAGCACCCCGCAGCTAAGCGGGTTATCATAATTAAATGCGTTACAATCTGATCAATTATTGTCTTTGAAGTCCTGAGCAATCCTTGCAAGGTAGCTCATAACTTGATGCTCTCGGGTTTTAGTGTGAGCATCAGGATGCATGATCGCGATCAGGGAATACCTGTTCTCGTATAGTTCACCCTGCACATAAACAAGGCAAGCATCATTCTTTGGATCGCCTTTCTTACAAACACGGTCAGGCTGAGGAAGTTTTTCAGGAAACTTTCCAGGGGGAAGGCATAAATGAATATGCATCAACCCTGCCCTGAAAGCACCGTAAGGCTGAGTAAAAGCTACGTCTCTGCCGAAATAATGGGGTAGCTTTCCGGTAGATTTGTAACGTTGAAAATCAGAAATTATCGAAGCTTCCAGCTCCGGGAACTGGATAAAGACTCCATCAAAAAAATTTTCTTTAGTTTTCTCGTTAATAGAAGCTTCGATATGCACAGATTTATCCGTATCAATGCAGGGGGAGGATTTTCAACTGTTCGGTGGTGTGCTTTGCTAACGCCGCCAGGCCGTCAAGGTCTGAAGTACCATGGAATGTTTCAGGTACTTTTTTCAGGCTCTTCGCAAAGTCATTTAGCCTCGTAACAGAGGAGCGCGCCTTGGCTACATGCCGCCAATAACTTTTTAATTCACCAGCAACAAACTCAGGCAAATTCTGTGAAAGAGTTGCTTTTACTTCTTCCTCAAACGCCCTAAGGAAAAGCTCACACGCCTCTGTAGTGTCCATTCCATTATGTTCAACAGCCTGACGAGCATGGTCAGATGACATTCCAATCAATATAAGATAGAAATCATCAACTGCAATGGTCAGCTTATTGAGTACTTCCCTTCCGGCTTCAAGACCTCGCCCAAAATCCTCGATGCTCGGTGAGTGCTGAGATGCATTTGACATAACAGGAGCTGGCTGAATGATAAACTCCTGAGCCATAGCCGCAGGTTGAGCCAATGGCCCACAAAGCGCTGCGAAAGTAATGGCATTCAACGGATTCATATCAACCTCAACTAAAGTATATAACTCTATAGCGACAGCTATAGTCGCTGAGTTTAATACCATTAGTGATATTTGGGCAATCAGACTTCTGTCAGGATGTCTACATTTTCGACGACGTTCAGAATGACGCTTTTACACGTTAGCGGCAAGTTCGGCGAAGTTACCTGTGTGGTAATCACAGGATGTGATACCGTTCGAGGATGTTCACATGAGTGTAATTTCTGCGATTCAAGGCCTTTTCTTTATCGATCGCACTTTGTGCTAAAAATCGCGGTAACCGCCTTGAGTATCAACTAACAAAAAATGGATCTGATTAGTGCAGCCCGTTCCGCTGCGCATCGAGTGCAAACATTTTCTCTGCCCAGTCCATAGCCTCATCGTAATGCTGCTCGGTCGGGATTTTTGCGGCTTCCTTCTGCGGATATTTAGCGCTCATTGCCGCCCTGAAGCTGGTCATGGTCATGTTCCAGGCGTCAGACTCGCTCATGCCCAGGTGTGCCACCGCCAGATAAACGAAAGACCGGGCATCGAATTTCCCCGAGTATTCGCCTTCACCTTTGCTGGCGGCTTCCTGCGGCTGGTCGCCCACAACCCCATGGCGAATAAGATGGCGCGCCAGCTGGATGATGTGTGATACCGGCAACAGGCCGGGGCGATACGATAACTTGCCTTTTGCTGTGACTGAGCAAACACCGATCATCTGGCGGAGGTCATCATCACAAGCCGCCTGCACAACCTTTGCTGCAGTAACAACCATGTCGGCGAAACAGCGCGCCTGAGCACTGCGCAACACTTCTACATCGCTGATCCGGTGCTCAGGATAATGTCCGCCGTGCACCGTCACGAATGCTGTGACAATCTCTTCCGGTGTGCCAATGCGCGACATCGCAAGAAACGAAGGGTTGAGGAATATTCTCCGGCCACCGGCGCGTATTTCCGCCTGGCCGATATCGGTAATTGCCTGCATAAAACCTCAAAGGGGCTTTCGCCCCTGTCAGTTAAGACGCGTTGACCACAACGGTTGCCGGGCTCGTGGTGACGGTACCGGCGGTGGACGATGAAACCTGGCAGGTGTAAGAGCCGGCATCCCCCGCCACCGCGCTGGCTTTGGTGTAGGTAGCTGACGTGGCGCCGCTGATATCCGTGCCGTTCTTCTTCCACTGATACGTCAGCGCTGAACCATCAGTCACGGTTGCCGCGGTGGTAAGCGTCAGTGTGCCGCCGGTGGTGATGGTGCGGTTCTGCGGCTGGGAGGTAATGTTAATGACTGCGCCGACGTCGCGCACATCCACCAGCCCGGCACTGGAGGCTTCAATCGACCACGTGGCCACGTCATCATGCGGTGATTCATCCTGCCAGCTCGTTACCAGGAACGGGCCTTCTGTGATATCGAACGGCGAGATAATTTTCAGCCACACGTAAGGCTGGTTGCTGGTTTCTCCGGGCGGGTTATAAACATGGCGCTTCATTTCCTTCTGGCCGTAGATAGCTTCCTTGCGGCTTACGCCATCACCGGAGAAGGATACGTTTTTATAGGTAACCAGATTTTCCTGGGTATACGCTGCGCTCTGGTCTGCTGTGGCGTCTGCGGTTTCCCATTCCACGCCGGTTGTTTTGCCACGCATCATGCCGAGGCGCTTGTACTGGCTCAGCGTTGGCTGAACCTCCGGGCAACCAATCGCAAAATAAACGACGACGTCGCGCCCCGTGAATGCACCTGATTCACAAGTCATATGTGTTACTCCGTATTATCGGGAAATAATGGTCTGGAAGTTAATTTCGAAGGCGCAACGGCCCTCTTCGGTGCGGAAGGCGGGAACGCCCCCGACTGGCTGCATTGAGATGATGCATTCGGTGTAGTAGTCATCGAGCATGGCCTGGCGAATGGCGTCGGCGGTGTTCTCTACCTCATCAATGTCAGCGTCGTTCTGCCCGGTCAGCAGAATGAAGCGGAAGTAGTCGCGGGTGATGGCCTCTTCTGCCGCGCCACCGCCCTGCTGCTGGATAACGAGATAGCGATCGTTTTGTGAATCTTCCACCTCGACCCAGAACCGCTTTTGTACACGGTAGCCGGTATCAAAACTGTGGCTCTGCAGCCAGGCGCGTAACGCGTCAAAAACATCGCTTCGCGTCATAATTTGTAGCCTCGTTGTATAGTGGCTTTGATGTCAGCTATGCCGTCGCGCTCAAACCCTTTACGCAGAAAATCAGGCTCTGCATCCGGATCCCAGTAATTACCGCTGCCGTCAGAGCGGGGCTTGCCTTTTAACGTGCCACCGGCCGCATTCACCCGGGCGGCGTAGCTCGCGGTATAGCCGACACGCCCGGTCATGCCACCCGGCTCTGGCTTCAGTTCGCGATACATGCTGTTCACCAGTGTGGAGGTGTGAATCGGGGTGATTTGCGCCGCGTAACCGGAACCGACGATCATGACTTCGGTGATCACCTTTTCTGTCACTGCCCCGGTGATGTTTCCAATCACGTTGCCCATGTTTAACTGAACACGTTTGATACCTTTAACGGGCATAGCGCTGCCTCCTGTAATTATCAGGCACCGGGCTAATTACGGTCAGAGGTCAGAATCTTGTAGTCGGGTTCCTCGCCGAAAAACGACATATCCCACATCCTGACCGCCCGGATCACATCACCTTTGGCTTTTACCGGGTCCGGCTCGGCGGTTGTATCACCCACTGAGACATAGTCATTACGCAGCGGCTTGCGGACATCAGCGCCGTTGTGCTTCAACTCTGTGGAGATAATCAGGTTAGTGGTGAACTCGGCACCGGCATCATCGACCGCCTGTTCCTGGTTTATCTCCCAGGTACAGTCGATAAGATACGGTGTGCCGGTCAGCCAGATACCCTTCCAGTCATCGTACGTGCGCGGGTAAATGGTCGCGAGGTTGGTATATACCCAGTTCGCTGTCGCGCTCATGACTCCTCCCAGTTGATCACTTCTGGGTTCCCGGCGGCTACCTCACGGCAAAAGATGAACCATTCGCCGTTACTTTTGACGTAGCCGGTCACCTTCCTGCCGCTGTCTGTCATCACCCAGACTTTAACGAACAGCTCCGGCAGACGCTGTTTCGCCGATACCCAGGCCATTACTGGCCCCCGTTGCACATACAGCCGCCCTTACCGACCCAAATCCCCGCAAATGCTGGCGCGGCAGTCGGATCGGGGGGGATAAGTGCCGTCGCGCAATCATGTTTGTCCAGTCCGCGCAGCAGGCTCAGCGCCCCTTTCCAGCGGTCAGAAAACGACTGATACCGGAATGAACGCGAAGCGCCGTTAGGTGCGGTCTGGCTGGTAAGGTATTTATCCCCCTGCCCGAGCCCCATCAGCGCAAGCAGGTACAGCTGGATAAGCAGCGCTGTCGATGCCGGGTAATGAAGTGCCAGGCATTCTTCAATGCCGTTTGCCTGGTCAATCAGCGCCGCCAGCACGAAGTCGGGTAAAGCGATGCCCTGCCCGGTCAGGTACTGCTGTGCCTGTTCCTGTGTGACCATGACAGACTCCTGAAATAAGACGCCCCGCCAGAACGGGGCATAAAAAAACCGCTTTCGCGGCGGTTATTCAGCAGGGAACAGGTTTTCAAGCTCACCAGGTGGCAGCAGCTCAGAAAGCTTTTCCGCACCCAGGTTGCCTTTGAACTCGATCCCCAGTTCTTTCAGACGTTCAGCAATGATTTCTTTTCGGGATTTCACATCAGTGCCCGCGCCCGGAGTTGCCGGGGTAAGTTCACCACCCGCTTCCCCCTGCATCAGGCGAAGATGAGATTCCAGCGCCGGATGAACTTTATCCAGAACCAGCACATCCCCAACCTTAACGCCATGCCAGCCACGTACGACTTCAAACTTCGGCATAAATTCTCCTTAATCCAGATTCGCGCCGTAGACAACGCCGGACAGGCCATCGTCATCGCGTTTAATCTGCAAACCTTCTGCAGACATAATCTGGAAGTTGTAGTTGCTCTGCGGCATCGGACGAGGCAACGGAACCACCCCAACCGCCATCCCTACTAACGGCGTGATCACATCCTGACGACGTTCATACGCCAGGAATTCATTACCGGTTAGTGCATAGGTCTGGCGGATATCTTTCACCGGCATAAATTTGCGGATGGCATCCAGGACATTGCCGCTGATAACGGCGTTCGCGCCGCTACCGACTTCGATGGTGTACGGCTTCGACAGGTTCGCCATAATTTCAGCGCTCAGCCACAGCACATCGTACGCAGTGACTTTGTTGGCGCGGGCGGTAATGCCAAACGCCCCGGTTGGCCCGAAGAACTCCAGAAGCTCCGCCGGCGTTGCCGTCGTCAGGTCGATATTCGCTCCACCAGCACCGGAACCGAGGTTAATCTTGGCGGTGTTACGATGGTTGCGCATGCCCTGGGCCGGATAGTTCTGCACCTGAATGGTCGGGTTACCGTCGAGATAGCCTTTAACGCGACGTTTATGGAACTTGCGCATCTTCGCCAGTTGCGAATCCAGCACCAGGTCAATACCGACGGTATTGAGGCCCGCAGCAAGACGCCAGTTCACACCATAACCCGCGGTATAAACCGGGATCGGGTCACCGTCGCTGCCGTATTCGGTGTGGTCAAAAGAAAAAGGTGGCTGACCGTCCAGACTAACCTGCACATCATCGGCGATGTCGCCAACGACGTTATACAGCTTGGCAGTCTTGCCAATCGGCAATACCGTCTGTACACCCATCAGGTCGTTGACAATTTCCATTCCGATTTCCTGATCGCGCAGCTGGATGACCTGTCGGTCGATTTCAGCCCAGAATTCACGACCGAGACCGTCACCAGCCAGGGCATTCGCCGCCAGCATTTCAGGCGTCATGAGATTACGGTTTACCGCCATCATGGCGCGGTGCTGGGCATCCCACATGTTACGGTTAGCCCACAGCTCATTCCAGTGCGTGCGCAGGCGGCTGTTGGTCGCCAGTGTTTCAGCAGAAAAATACATTGATGCTCTCCTTAAGCAACGGTCACGCTGGAAGCGCGCGCGCGGATGCGGATGAAGTCAACCGCCGTGGTGGTGACGTCATCCTGGCAGTAACCGATGACCTGATAGGTACCCGCAGCGGTAGGCACGGCAGCAGCCTGACCTGCAACAACCGTAATTGGCTGGTCTTTTTTATAGGCGCCTGCAGCCACACGAACAGCGAACTCGCGCCCTTCTTCCAGGTAATTACCCACACCCGAATGACCGGACGGGATCGGTTCGGTAATGCCCAGCCCTTCGTGATAAGCGCAATCCAGCACATACATGCGTCCCACAGGCGCAGAAGCCTGTGCAAAAAGATTGCTGGCATTGATGACAACAAACGTCCCCGGGTTCAGGGACGCGGCAAGTTTTCGGGTTTCCGTCTTGTAGAGCGATTCCCCGTCGATATTAACGCGACGATAACGTGGCATTGGCGTTTCCCTTATTTGAAGTAAGTGGCCGGATCAGGTGCGCCGGTTTCGGTTTGCGCCTGCGCGGAGTTAGTGCCCAGCGGTGCGGCTTCGCCCAGGTTTTTGAACATCGCATCCAGTGCATCACCTGACAGCGCGTTCGCGACGATCTCGCCGTGAACTTTCGCAACCGCCGCGCGCTTCGTTGCTTCTTCGGCGCGGGAGTTAGCGGTCAGGGTTTCAGCGAGCTGCTGCTGGTTAGTCTGAATTGCTGCAATGCTTTCGCTCAGTGGCTTAATGGTCGCGTCGTTATTAGCGGCGATGGCCTCACCAACGATTTTGCGAAGCAGTTCTGTATCTTCAGTGGTTAAAGGCATGTCGCCCTCCGTTTGATGGTTGGTTGCAGGCTTATCCTGCGGTGTGAAAAGGGATTTAACTTTGTTGGTTACAACGGTGACCCAGGATTCCTGGCGGGCAACCGGCGTTCCGGTGCTGTCGAAGGTGATTTTTCCGCCGTCAGAGGTGTAGCCGTAAACCTGCGCGCTTCCGCCATTGCGAATAATCACCACCTGCGAATCAGTGAAGTCAGCCACCCAGGCATATTCGTTCTCGCCTGGAGCGAACTTTGCTTTTGCTGCGCGATCGAGGCGTTGTTCACGCTCCCGGAAAGATTCGCCCACCAGCGCGCCAGAGTTGGCTTTTATTGGTGTGGCGAGGTCGGCATTCACCATCAGGCCAACGCCCTGCTCGGGTGTGGCGGCACCGACTTCGTGAAGCAGAATGGCGTCGTGATCCATGCCGTGGATTTTTGCCACCCACTCGGCACCCAGCGCCTTCTGTTCTTCATTGGGTTCGAGCTGGTCAAGAAAAACCGCCACACTGGTGTGAATTGGCGGCACGTCCTCGCCGCGCTCAATGGCTGCCACGCGCTCGAGGAGTTCCCGGCCACCTTCAGATTCGCTGGCCTTGTTCACATCCACCCATTTCTCCAGGTAGATACGATTCCCGGCTTTTTTAACGTTGCGGTTCCACGCGCCGACGAACCCGACATTCAACCCTTCAGGCGAGAAGGCCGACACAAACTGACCGTTTACCTGCGGGTGACCGAGCGGTGCCAGCGTCCCCTCAAGGCCCGCATAGTGCGCATCGATTTCGCTGGCAGAGTACAGTCCGCCGTTCATGACGACATTGGCCGGCAGCGTGTAACTGGGCAGGATCAGATGATCGCGCCCGTTGTGAACCTCCCGGCGGATGGACTGGCTGTTCACGCGGGTGGTGACATTTACTTGCATGGTCATGGTGATGTCTCGCGGTTACGCGGCTCTGTGATGGCCGCAGTCGCAGTGGTTGGCGATGAGTCCGGCTTTCTGCGCTTTCTCCAGGCGCTTTTTAGCCATATCAATGATGTTCGGGTTAAGCGGCTGACCGCTGGCGTTAACCAGCACAGCAACCTGCGTGCACTTACAGTTAATCGCGTTGCCGTCGACGCTGTACCAGTCGCGAACCTCTTCGGTGGTGTAGAGATGCCCGTGACGAAGCGCATGTTTACGCCGCGTTGTCGGGCTGAACGCTGAAAGGTGCAAAAGACGTGTTGTAATGCCATATTGTGCTTCGGCATCATCCGTTTCATCCCACCGGGCCCGTCGCAGCGCCGTCGGTATTTCCGTGCGGGCAATACGCTTAGCCCGGCTGAGTTCTATCCCGGTCTGGCTGGTGAGACGTTTCGCAATTTCCCGTGGGTTTTGCCCCCGCCCCATGCCATCGGTCAGAATGCGCGCCATATCCGATTTCATCCGCGCACTGAGGTTTTTCATCTCCTCAAACACGCGGGTTCTCACCAGCAACAGGCGGCGCTGATAGGGATCACTCAGCAATAATTGCTGAAGACTTTCACGCCCGGCGGCATAGACCGGCGACTGCTGCGAGAGGCTGGCAAATTCCTGAGCCGTACCGCGCTGATATCCCTGCCTGACGTAATCCCGCCAGAACCAGAAATCGGTCTCGCTGCCACCAAAGAGGATTTCATCAACCATCACCGAGGCATTGCTGAGAAGCATTGATAGCAGTGAGGTGTCCAGCTCGAATGCGTAGCGAAGGTTTACAGCAGGTGAAGCGGGAATGCGGTCGAGAATGTCCTGGTACGCTTTGGCAATGCGCCTAATCCGTTTACCGAACTCGTTAATCGCGCCGCGCTCGAGGCGGTCTGCACCAGTGGGATCTTTATGATTTCCCGGCAGAATCGGAGGTTTCGTTTTCCTCTTCTTCATCGTCTTCCCCCAGAGGTACCGGCGAGCCCTCATAGCCGGCAGCGACGCGAATTTCTTCACCGGTGAAGGGCTGTTCACCAGTAGCGATCGAGGCGCTGTTAATTTCCGCCATGGTTTTGGCTGCGGCCAGCTTCTCAGCGTCGGTGCTGGCGTTCAGGTCATCCCAGATAACCGTCTTTTGCCCTACCGCGTCGAGAATGCCCAGTTCCACCAGCTTGTCGCACAGGTCTTCGATATCGAATGACAAATCACCCCGGCGGGACTGGCAGCGCGCGTTGAAGTAACGCTGGTCTTCAGTACTGGCACGCTCGCCCGTCTGCATGCCAACGAGGATTTTGGTAGGAATATCCAGCGCAGCGGCGGCTGTCTGGAGGTTGACGTCATAGGTCGGGCCGGGGTCAGCCACAGATGTCACCAGCGGCGTTACAGCTGCGCCCTGCGTGGTGAGTAGCGCATCGTTGCCACGGTTAATCTCAACGGCGACTTCATTGAATTTTTCCTGCAGCTCCGCAACATTCACACCATAGAGCGAGGCCAGATTGGTAAAGTCGATTTTTTCGTCGAAGTTGATGCTCAGCTGGCGGGCTGCGTTCTTCAGGAACGACTCACCGGAGCCGCCTTCCACCTTCTCAAGGCTTACGAAAGCGTTGTAAGCGGGCTCAAGAAAACCAATAGCATCGGGGGAATAATCACCCAGGATAAAAACGCGATCCGGATGAACGTCCACGCGCCGGACGGCACCGTTCGCCAGTTGCTCGATGTACTGCCACATTTTCGGCTGGCCGTAGGTTCGGGAATTGATGCCTGTATCCCAGTCCTTAACCTTGATTGTTCCCGCCCAGGCAACGGTGATTTTCTCCAGCCCTCTCCCTCTGGTTACAGGCAGGTTCCAGTCTTTGCCGTCCCGGATATGCAGCAGAATGCCGGAGTAACGCCCCACCAGCCGCCGTAAATCAGCCTCTGCAAAAGAGCGCCAGAAGCGATGCGTTAATACAGACTTAGCTTTCCGTTCCCAGTCTGTTTCCGGGCGGGTTTCGTCCTGCTTATCTCCTTCGATAATTTCCGGGTTGCTTTGCCAGCACGCACCGATCAGCTTTTTGACCGCGCCATGGGCAATACCGCCTCTTCGGTACAGGCTGTAGAGGTCATCGAAGGTAATGTCGTCTTTGAATCCGTACTCGCACCATGCCGAGCTACGCTTTGAATCCAGCCCCATGGTTGGGTTGGCGGCCATCATACGGGCGCGCGCAAGCCTGGCATCGTTCAACGCATGGTTGACGGCCAGCTGAAGATTTTTATTCATGCAGGGTCCGTAAATTATCTGAGGCGTTTCGGGATCATCATGCCAATTGCCTGCGCTCCGCCGAGTTCGGTCAGCGCATACACGGCGGCATCCAGTCGGTCAGGAGACTTTTTGGCGGTGGCGGGCACGTATTCCATCAACTGGTTTTCGAGTAGATAGAGATTGCCGTGATGGGCTACACGCCCCTGTTCGTAGAGCGCGGATATCGGTTCAGCGCGGGCGAATTTCCCTTTGTTGGCATGCACCCTAATTATGCGGCCTTTGAACCCGGCGTTACGCAGTGTTTCCTCCGCCATATCCCCGCCCTGGTTCGTTTCGATAACGATGGCATCAGCGCCATGTTCCTCATAGGCCCACATAGCCTTTTTAGCCCAGCCAGCCGGTGAGTATTTGGCACTGTAATCGCCATCAACAGAGAACTGTTTTTTATCACCAGCACCGTATGCGCTGGCGGCCACAATCCCGGTTTCGTCGCTTTCATCGCTGTTTGTGGCCTGCGGGTCAATCGCAATAACCGTACGAACCTTATCAAAGCGGATCTGCAGGTCGCGCGCGGCGCTAATCATCGCCTCAGTCCACAGTGCGCCCTCCGCGTTAAATTTGCGGGGCTTCTGCATGTATTGCGCCTCGGCAGTTCGCCGGTGCGAGAACAGCGATACGCGGTGTGTCTCGTTGTGCTTGAACGGCCAGAGCCAGCCGTCAGGCAGACCATGATCAACAGGGATAGCGTGGGTGTTTTCCGGATATTGCGCCGAATACGCCTGGCTGTTATCGATAATCACCGGCAGATTCAGGTGATGCCACATTTCACCGGAGCCGCCGCGCAGGAGGTATCCACTGAGGTCGTGATAGTGGATACGCTGCATAATCACAATCATCGGCGTTGTTTCGACGGCCAGACGTGATTTGATGGTTTCGTTAAAGCGGTTGTTCACGCCATCGCGTACAGTTTCGCTGTAGGCATCATCAGGTTTTACCGGGTCATCGATAATCAGCGCGCCCTGCCAGCCTGGCTCCATGTGTCCGGCACGAAAACCGGTAACCTGCCCGGCAGCTGACGACGCGTAAACCCCGCCACCATATTCGTTCCACCACATCGCCTTACTGTCCGCATCGTCACGCAACGCCATCGGCCACATTGACTGGTAGGCCTGCGATTTGACCATGCCGCGTGCAGTCGATGAGTTCAGTAGCGCCAGCTGGTGGGAGTATGACAGGTGCATAAACCGGGCGCGCCGGTTCAGCGCCAGTCCCCGGCCCATCATGTTAATGGTTGCCAGTTCTGTTTTGGTGTAACCAGGCGGAACGTTAATGACCAGGCGCTTTATCTCACCATCTATAACGCGGTTCAGCGTCTGCTGAATAACTTTGTGATGCGGTGCGACAATCATCTTGCCGCCGGTGCGCTGTTTGAAGAAATAGCGCGCGTAATACAGCCCATCCTCTTCGCATTCGACCTTACGGGCAAATGCCTTTTGCTCAGCAGTCGTCATCCTCCATCATCTCCTGCCTTGCTGATTTGTATTCCTCTTTGCTCATGGTGATCGTCTCGATAGCGCCACCGTTAGGCCCGGAATGCTCGAATTTATGTTTGTTTGTGTAGGCATCACCGCACTCTTTGGCGGCCTGTTCAATCAGTGACGCTGCCAGTGCCATATTCCGCATTGTCTCGGCCTTCGTCATCATTCGATCAAGCGCACGCAGCCGGTAGGCCTTATTGGCTATCGGGATGTCCGAGATTTCATTCTGGAAGCGTTCTCGGGTAGCGTTGAACAATTCCACCCACCGGGCAGCTAACGCCTTGCCACTGGCTTTTGTGGGGTCGTAGGATTCGACCTGCTGGCGGGTAATCTTCACCTGAAATTCAGCCTGGACAGCCTCGACAACCTGAGAAGGGGTATCAAAGCACGCAAGCGCCTGAACTATGTAGGCTTTCACATCATTTTTTAGAGCCGCCATAATTCACCATTCGTCCAGGTCAGTCCAGGTAATCAAGCCAGTTTAAGCATGCACGTCCCGCACGCCCTGGCGATATCAAGGTGAGCCACTTCCGCAGGCCTGTTTGCTGCGTCCACCAGTTGTTGCACATCGTGACTTGCTCCATAGCGGCGAACGACGCCAACGAACTCTTCCACATCGTGGCCGCGCAGTTTTAGTTTGGGTAATCCACTGTCCCGGTAGAATTTCGGCGCACCGAATTCATCAGTTTCCTGTGCAATGTGGTACAGCTCATGCTCCACCAGCGCGCAGAACTCAAGATCGGAACACTGAGCGCAGTAATCAGCCGCCAGGGTGATGATGAAATCCGGTATACGACCGAACCATTCGTACATCTGTTGTTCCATCCGGGCCTTTTGCCATCCACCAGCGCGAATCATCACCTCTTCGCACTGGCCCAGTACCGTTCGCCCCTTCTTCGTGAATGCATTCGAAGCCCACATGAAGACGATGTCAGCTTCCAGTAGATGGAAATGGTCAGGGTTATGCAACATACCCTCTTCGCTGATTATGTGTGAGTGCAGCCAATCATGGACGCCGTCAGCAGGGATAAGTCGGATGTAAGGTTTGAAGTCCGGGTTATCGATAAACAGAAGTGGCGGATATGGCCGTTGCATTGGGCTTTCAACCATAGTGACACCTTAATTATTGAGGCACGTACGAGGCGCATAAAAAAACACCAGCATAAGCTGGTGGTTTGTTTTACCTGATATGGATGTTAATCAAAGCCCCCCCTTTTTATGAGATATTTCCCATACAGGATATTTACAGTTCCTTTACATTAGTAGCGTAACGAATATGCATTTGCATGCTCTAAGCAACAGACTGGATTTCATGTTGCTTAGAGTTTTTTCTTTTAATTCCTGATGATCTATCTCGCAAGCGGTAACAGCCTCCCGTGAAACCTATAACTGGTACTCTACCAGTTTAAGATAGGCGGCAAGCGCCTCTGCGGACGAAACATATCTGTCTGACGCAACATGGATTGCAGCCACGCTCCCGTTAGGTAGCGTAAACATTGCAACCCTGACAGGAAGCTTCAGTGCATTACCCTTCTCACGCACATATGTCATCCATTCAGTACCGGCAGGTATCTGAATCAGTTCAACTGGTTTTTTTCCAATAAAAAAAAGTACATTCACCATGGTTGCTTTTCCTGTATGCCCGGGCGCACAGCATATATGAATCCGGCAGATCGCACCCCGTACAAACGAAACATGGTAAAGATTAAGCTAAAAATTTAAATTTGTTCCGGCAGATCCACACCTGTCTGTCTGGTTCAGAGCGCGAAGTCGCAGGTTCCGCCAGGATAACTCCTCAACTTAACTTACTGACTTGCAACGTTTACAACAGGAGCCATACTGATAATGCCTGCCGAACCGGGAAGCCATCTCCGTGGCTGCCCTTGTTCTTTGAGAAGATGATGTGTTTGCACTATCTCCTTCGCCTCCTGTTGGAGGCTTTTTTTTATATTTTTTTGCTGCGTTGATGTTGTGAGGCACCAGCCAGCCTTTGCATAAACTGCACTGCTGACCGTAAATAACCCGACCGGGTGCTTCCTTTAAAGTATTTCTTGCAGGCTGGTGCAATATAGATATATTTCACGATCCCTGAACCAGAAAGGCATTTTATATGAAACACTTAATCGCTGATTTAATCGAAAAGATTGCTGATCAGGAAGCATCCAAAAAAGAATCCCTTGCCCGGCTGGATGCCCTGAAAATTGTTGTCACGGCTTTGTTCGCTAAGCTTGACTCGCAAACAAAAGATGCCATTCGGGAACACATCACCGATGCCTTTGAGAAATTAGCTGAGGAAAATTCATCAGACCTGGCCGATCTGGAACGACTGAAAGAAGCCACATCTGACTTACTGAGCCGAAAAATAGTTCTGCCGTCGTTCCCTGCCGAAACGGTGAGCTCACGGGATCCCCGCTGATAAAGCACGGTAAACTCTTTTTTAATTCAGGCACTGTGCCCTGATGTAGTCCTGCAAATACTTCAGGGCTTTCTGGTCGCGGATGATTCCGGAACGGATACCGAGAATGTTTCGTCCAGCAACGTCAGAGAGTTCGACGGTTCCTGCATCGCCCACGCTGCCGGTGGAGGTGGTGTAATCCTGGACGGGACACTTTCCTTTGACGCGCACCCGGCCACCATTATCGAGACGCTTACGCAGAGCATCATTTTCAGCATTCGCATCAGCAAGCTCCTTTGTGTATTTCGCATCAAGTGCCGCAACGTCTCGCTGACGCACCTGCATGTCGGTGATGGTGGCATTCGCCAGACTGAGCGCCTGCGCTTTCTCGTCACGCTGCTTTTTGTACTCAATGGCGTTGTCACGGTACCGGTTTACCAGAAAGGCCAGCGCCCCAGTAAGAACCAGCACCACCAGCGGAAACCAGTACTTCCTCAGCAGCACCTGGATCATAACAATGCCGCTCGTGCACGGTTGTAACGCTGACGGCGGTCTTCAATGCCGTTCTGACCGCCATTAATAATCTGCGTGACGCGGGCCAGGTCGCCGGAATAAAGCAGGCATCCGCTGGTGGCAAAGAACCATGCCGCTGAACGCGCCGCGTTAACGTCCTGCTCCAGCAGCTCAGGGTTGGTGACCAGGTCGAGTTTCAGCGCGGCGCCGCAGCGTCGGTAATTATCCTGACCGGTGATCTGAATCAGGCCACGACCGCGATATTTCCAGCCGTCTCCCGGCGCTTTGTTGCCCAGGCGTTTGCTGTAAACCAGATTGGCAATGGCACGCTGGCGCTCCAGCGGTAACGCCTTCTCATACGCGCGGCGGCCCAGCGCATTTGCCTGGTCCTGAGTAAGCCGACCGGCACGAACAAAACTCGCGAGGCCCGCCACGCTGTAATTCATGCTTTCCACCAGCCGGGTGAAGCCAACAGATTCATGCCCGGTCTGAGCGATAAACATCGCCTGGTCATTCGGTGCAATGATACCGAATTCTTTCATGGCAGCATCAATGTGCGGAAACCAGCGCGCAGCTAATCCGGCGCTTATACCAGCCGCCTGCTGAAATTGTGATTGCTTCATTCAGACCTCAGGACATAGAAGAGCCGCGCCACATTCCCCCGTGCCCTGAACACGGCGGCGCAGATAATCAGGTTGATTGTCACGGTTGCCCAGTGGGTATGCAGATACGAATCGAAGAGGTACCGGAACGGCACCGATGCATACGCCAGGATAATCAGATATGCAAGCCATGACGCCCACGGGTTATGTCGCCCGCCAGGCTTACGGAACATCATCAGGCGCAGAACAATGGCGGCGCAGGCCACCACGTTCGTCACCACCAGCGGATCGTTAGTTACCATTGGTTCCCCCTCTCCAGCGTGCCAGCAGCTTTAGCGGGTCCTGTTCACTGAAAAACGTCAGCGTCTTGATGGCGACGGCAGACAGCATTACCGCGCCGAGAGCATCCAGTGGCTTGTCTGCGTAGCCGGTTATGCTCGCCAGCCACGAACCCACCAGCCCGGAGCCATATACGCCAGCGAAATACGACACGACGAAATACGCGGAACGACGAAAAATCGTCAGGTCGGCAGCGGTGGCCACATAGAAAACAGCTCCGGCAAACGCGCCGAACACAACGCCGTAATCAGTGCCGGTAAGCAGGCCAAAAATGCTTGCGCCGGTCAGTGCACTACCACCAGCTAAAGTAGTGCCGGAAACAGGATCGGACATTACGCCCCCTCGTTAGTGGTGAGTCCTCTCAGGAATGAGGGGAAATAAAAAAAGGCCCACCGAAGTGGGCCCTGATGCGGATGCCATTCCGCTGCGTTGGCGTTGGTATAAGGCATGAGCCGAATAAGCGAATTAATCGGCTCATTTATTGATGAGAACATTGCAGAAGGCCATAGCGTGAACATCACTGGTGAAAGCAGGATGAACAGAGGCTATGGCTCAATATGGTGCTGGTTAACGGACTTGAACCGCTACCCATTCGCTTACAAGGCGACCGCTCTACCATTGGAGCTAAACCAGCAAAATTGGCGGGACAGGAAGGATTCGAACCTTCGACCATTCGGTTAACAGCCGAACGCACAACCGCTGTGCTTCTGACCCGAAAATAAAAAAGCCCAAGGCGTTAACCTCGGGCTCTAAATCTGTTTACTGCCAGTGCGTAGAACATTGGCACGATATCAAATTAGTCTCAATATTGGCCCATTTAGTTCATTTATGCAATACCTTGCTGATAATTAGTTGCCTTTTGTTGTGAACGTGATCGCGAAACCTGAATCAGAGACTGCGAATCTAGGCGTTTAAATATGCTTACCATGCACTCCCAGTGCTCAACGTAGTTCTGGGACCAGTTGGACTTAGTAACACCAACGAGCGCGGCGAGGTCTGCATATTGATAAGGATCGCTACCTGACAGGGTAGCTTTAGTGTCCTGCGCAGCAAGCCAGATTAGCGCTTTCAGTCTTTCCAGCGTTTTCCCGGCAATCTTTCGCGCGCCCAGTTGCGCACTAAACTCTACCCAGGCCCACCGGGTGATCGCCACCTGGTATTCAAACCGCATGTTTTCGCTGTAGCTCCATAACAGCCAGGCCTTTTGATGCTCATCCATACTCATCACCGCGCGGCGCCATGATGCTGTGGAATACTCTACCGGCTGAACCAGCGCTATAGATGAGCCTTTCGCCCTGCTCTGTTGTCCTGGAACGGGATCGCCGGTAAGCGTGATCATCTTCCCGGTTACCTCATCCCGAACGCGCAGGCGTTTACGCTTCAGTCGATTTGTGTCGAATTGAGCGTTCTCGGTCCACGCTACAAGTTGCCCCTTTGTCGCGCCGCTCAGATCGGCGGTTGCGGTCATTAACTCCTGACGAACATACTGCAAATATTGCTGAGTCATACCGCCACTCCTGTTCTGGCTTTACGTCGTTTCTCGTCGTTTTTGATGATTCGCTCTATCAGTTCATCCTGGGTTTTCCGTATCGGCAACAGGCCCAGAGCGCGTTTAACAGACCATTGCTGGTATCTGGTTATATCCTCGCGGGTCATAATTTCCCTTCCCTGCTGACGTACCAGTCAGTAATCAGCAGGACAGTCAGCATGGCTACATAACCGAGCTGGTAGATTTGGTAGGTAGTCATGCGGCCTCCTGCTGTTTTAGTGCTTTGAGTTTTTCTCGGTACTCATCACGGATACGTATGTAATCGTCACGACCCCACTTCGGCATTTCATGCGGACCCATCAATACGTCAAAGCGCTCCTGGCCGATTTTGGCGATTAGCGCCGGACGGTAGGCAGTCAGGTTGCCGGAGAGGTGGTTATTACAGGGGGCACACTGCTTATGGCAATTGTCCTCGTCGAAGCGCAGCTCGGGATTGGCACCAGTAGTGCGGTAATGCCCGGCATGATATTGCCCGTCGTGATGCCGCCCGCAGCTGATACAAGGGAGATGTCGATCGCGGTACCGGATGAATTCGTTAAAAGCCTGTTGCGCCTGATTTCGGAAGTGACTTAGAGGTTTCACTGCCTGGCGGCGTTCAGCGGCACGCTTCCGCCCTGCCTTCTCGCATTCCTTCTCCTCCTTGATGCGCTTCGCCGCCTCCTTCACCTTGTCTTTGGCGCGCTGCTCCATAGCCAGGATGGCGCCATGTTCGGGACAGCACCAGCGGATACGAATATCGTTATATTGAGGAACAAACCATTCATTACACACTTTGCACTTACGGCGGGCTGGCTTACTCATGGGCACCGCCCTGCAACTGGCGAATAGTTAGGTTGCCGCAGAAAACAGCACCGGTGTCGATGTAATACTGATTAGCGAATCGCAGCGGCATGCGCGCCGGAGTGTGGCCGAAAATGAATAGGTCGGCTCCTTTGATTTCTCTCGCCATGCCGTCCTGTGAATCGGAGATGCGTTCGCGGTTCCATATCACCTGCTGGGTATCGACGGGCTTGTCGAACTCATATTCATCGTGCGGATAGTCGGCGTGACAGATGATGTATTTTTTATCGCCGGTCACAAGTTCGATGATCAGCGGAAGTTCTGCGACTTTATGCGCCAGCGCTTTCGCCAGAATCTCTTTGTCGTAATCGAGGTAGAAGAACCAGTCACCGCCATTGGCGATCCAGTGGTTAACGTTGCCATGTGGGGACAGGCCATCCAACATCATCTGTTCGTGGTTACCACGCACCGCACGGAACCAGGATTGATTAATCAGGTCCAGACATTCGACGCTCTCGGCGCCGCGGTCGATGAGGTCACCAACCGAGATCAGCAGATCGCGCGCCGGGTCGAATTCAACTCGGTCCAGTTCAGACATCAGGAGCGTGTAGCAACCGTGCAGATCGCCAACTACCCAGATATTGCGCCAGTCAGCGCCGTTGATGCGTTGATAGATGCTCATACATGATTCCTTCTGGCAGCAAGGCGAAGCCATTTCTGGTCAACCGGGCGGGCCGTGTAGTCTTTGAGTGTGGGTATGTCGGACGGCTTAATTTCCACCTTGCGCTGACGGCGCGAAGGGATGCGGAAGATCGACCGATCCATCACTTTTGCGAGTGGGCTATGCATCAGTTCACCCCGCGAAGTTCATAAGCTGCGCGGCGGCGTTCTCGGCCTCACGCTGATCGCGAAATGCGCGGGAAAGTATCCAGCGCCACAGAACATCCAAGGCGGCCCGGTACAACTGCTGGAACTCGGTCTCGTCCATGTTGGCAAAGGAGATACTACGGGGGTGCTTACGGAGAGTGCCGTCAGGCAACTGGATAGCGTCGTAGTGGCCCGCTTCGACAATCACCCATGCACGATAGGCATCGAATGATTTGCAGATGCTGATACTGCCAGATCGCTTGTCAGCGATGCGATCGAGATACTGTTCAGCCGCATCCATCAACGAGGCTTCACTACCGCCAAACGATGCGAGATAACGGGCGTAACCAGTCACCAGCTTGCGCTCGTTTGATGAAATAGCGCCGCCGGTAGGTTCCCAGTAATCGAAGCCCAGATTGAGTAGTGCGAAGAATCGGCGGTGAAATGCCGGGTTGCGCACTTTTTTGAAATCGGCAACCAGTACGGTTCCGAGCTTGCATTTCGAATGCAAAAAGTCGCTGGTCTCCACAGATGCGGGGATCAGGACGCCAGAGGATTGCTTGATGAGGTGTAGCTGCGCCATGGTGTTCTCCATAGCGCGGGTAATCAGCGTCAGTTGTTCAGGCTGACACTGTTATTATGCACAGGGATTTGGTGGTTTCAAACCTAAAGAATAAAAAAAGCCCCGCTAATGCGAGGCTCTGTTCGTTGCTGATTCAGGCATCACTCACCGCCCGGTTTCATCTTGCGAATCTCAAACGGGTGAACGGGGACGGCTTTCATTTCGCCATCATCCAGCGCTGTAAGCTGTGCAGAAACCAGTTTGGCTTCCCACTCATTCAGAACGCGAAGATATCCCTGACCGGTTGCTGCGTCGGTGAATACCAGCGCCGCGTTAGTCAACTCTACGGTGCGCATCATTCAGCCTCCTGCTGCGGTGCGTCAGGGTATGCGCTGCCTTCCTGTCCAGGTTCATTACTTCCGGTGCAAGGATTCCTGTGGTCATTGGCGTGAGGGCAGCGCTTGTTTCCACATTCAGGGCACACGACGAATCGCATATCGGTCATCGTTACCGGGCGGCAGGTGTGACACCAGCATTTGGTTGACGTTTCCGCGTTTTCCCGACAATTGTTGGTTGACGAATTCGGGATTTCCCGAAAATCCTGCTTCGGTGCGGCTGCCAACTCACGAATAATTCGCTTAATTCCTTCAATCCGGTCATCGTCAACAGGGTCTAACGTATCGATGCGGTCGAGCATTACCAGTGCTGCATTGGCCTTGTCGCTACCGGTCCAGTAATCTGGGATTGCCGGAGAGTAGCCGACCAAATCAGCCCGAACATACAGCGTGTCGTCAGGGTGTTGGTTATCACAACTCCATGTTAATTCGCTGAACTCGCCGGGTGCGGGCCATTCGCCAGCGGTTTGTAACCAGATATGGTCTGCTGCATCAGCGCATGGAGAATGCTCCGGCAACGTGTAAGGCTGGCTTACAGGTTCGGCACCCTGAAGCATGGCGGCGCGGTACGCGTTCCAGCCGACTGCTTTTCCATGCTCAAACGCGCTGTCAAAGTCATCATCAATTTCTATCGCATCAGGAACCACCGCTGGCTGCGGTAACTGTGGTGCTGCGTAAACAATGCGCCCAGCGCCACCGGTATTCACAACCGTGTCATACGTCCGCTTGTCGGTGTCGTACCAGTCCACATCGCGCAGTTGGTAGATGGGTTCCTGCCCTGCCTGTGCTGCTGGCGCTGCGATGTGCAGGCGCGGTTCACCGTCTTTCGGTTCAGGCCATTCACGCTGTTTGTTCACCGCCAACTTTTCTACCATCGCCTGTGTGATTTGCTCATCAGTGATACCGGCGCGGCGCTGAGCGTCCCATAGAAGAAACTGCATATCTGCCCATTCGGACAAATCTTCTGGTGCTGCGGCGGCTTCCAGCGCTTCTTTGCTGAGGTGTTTTAGTGGGCCAATCGGGCCGACATTACCGAAGGTTGATTCTGACCATGCAGCATGTTCTCGGCGTACTTGTTCGCGGTCATTGATGCCATCGACCATAGCGAAAACCTCACGAACCACACAACCCTCGCGGACGGCTTGGTTTTTACCATGTTCTCCAATAAGACCCAACCAGTCGCCATTTACTGATTTAAATTGCCAGCCTGCCAAAACAAGGTTTTTTGCTGGGTGCGCGCTCGTAACTTGCGGGGCTGCGTAAAACTTGGTGCCAAGCGGCATACGCTTCATCTTGTTGATGCCCTTGATATTGCGGTATGTGCTTTTTTCGTATGAAACAGTTCCGTCCAGTGACGTTAAGCCTGGTTGCTCGATTACTTCGCCAACACATTGCTCAGCGGCGGCGCGGTACTGCTGTAGCTCGCGGGCCATCGCCACTTCGTGTGTTGTCGGCTCAACGCCCTCTATAACGCCGGACAGGATTCCGTCGATTGTTGCGTCTGATACGCGTTCGTTGATTTTCATGGTTAGTCCTCCAGACTGATATCGACAGACACTGTCATTTTTCCAGCGGTCACTTCAAATCCGGTTACATCACCCTTAAGCATGTACTCGGCTATAACCAGCGAAAGGAGTTTTAACTTGGCATCTGTGTCGTTGCCGTTCAGTTCTTCGAGCAGATCGATAACAGGTTCCATATGGTCGCCCATCTTCATATCCCTCACCCCTCCACCGTTAAATTGATGCCAGCAACTTTCAGCGCGTCAGCAAGCATAATCCGGTATGCCTTCAGCATTGCCTCACGCACATTGTCTGTGCTGTAAAACGCCTCATGAGCGCGAAGCATCGAGTCCAAAGAGGGTTGCAGTCGCGCCAGTTGTTCTACTGTCATGGTCATACCTGGCTCCCGCGAAGCTGTGCTGCGTACAATTCGACCCACTCAGCCATTTCCACTGCACCTTTCATCTGCGTGTCGCTGCTGCGTCTTGCGAGCCAAGCACAATCCTGGAATGTTCTGCCAAAGCGGCGCTCTACCTCCTGTTTTGCTGCCTCGAAAGTCGCGTCAAGAATTGCGTCACGCTGTTCGTTCACCCATGCGTCGGTATTGGTGGCCCCTGTGTCGAGCAGGAACTGGAATTCGTGCAGTGTTTGCCCATCAATGAAATCACCAATTTCCGGGTCTATAAGCTTATTGAGCTTTGCATACACGGCACAGGCTTCACCGAGCAGTTCACAGCCAGCAGACTTCAACGCCGCATTCTCAGCCGCCAGCGCATCACTACGCGCACTCTGCACGTCCAGCGCAGATGCAAGCTCGGTCAGCAAATTAGCCACGCTACGCATGTCTACCGCGCCGCAGTCGGCTTTTAACTCAGACGCCAGTTCATGACCGGCGCGTACCAGTTGTTTTGATTTAGTAGTCATGCCTGCACTCTCCCGTAAAACGCTAAAACCCGTTGCATTGCGTCGCTGCTGCGACACTGTTCGAATATGATGTTTACCCCGCTATCACAGTGAGCCTTACTCGCTATGGAGGCCTTTTCGCTGCGCTCCTGTCTGGTTTTTTCGAACCATGTCAGGTAAGCGGTCTGGTTGCGGAAATAGCCGAATTTCGGTTTGCAGTAGGCCTTACCGCTGGATACCAGTTCATTCAGCAGTTGCTTTGCCAGATTCCGACTGATGCTCAGGTCGCGAACAATGTCAGCTACGCGGCTGCGGTCATGGGATGCGACATACTGGCTAACCAGTTGCTTGTTACGGTCTGTCATCACAGAATCCTCCCGTTAGCTTTACGGCGCTGGTATTCGGCCATCAGGATTTCGGCAGGAGTCGGTCCCTGCTGGGTCTTGGGTGCAGCGATAGCGCGGCGAATCGGAGGAACAGGTTTGCCCTCACCTTTGCGCTTTTCCCACATAGCCAGTTGGTCGTGCGCTTCACGCGCCAGTTCTTTTTCGCTCAGTTGCCCGTCGGTGCTGCGGCGCCGCAGTTCCAGGCAAATGTGATACATGACAGGCTGTGACCACGGGAATTCCTCGCTGCATGCGTAGCGGAAAACGTCTTTGCGCCATTGCCAGTATTCTTTCAGCACGTCATCGCCAGTGATCCCAAAACTGCATGCGCCTTCGCGGCACCAGGCGACAAACTGACCCGGAGACGGCAAAAACGGTTTTTCCTGCTGGCGGGCAATGCGCATACCGGCGTCAACCTGGGCAAGACTGGTGATCCCGTTTTCCGCAAAAGCCAGCAGCCACTGGCGACGGAATTCGTCGATATCCGCCTGGGTTTTAAAAACGGACATGCTGGCCGGGAACGCGGCGCGCAGCTGGCGAAACAATGCGTTGAATACCTCGGCGGCATGCTCCTGGCGTGACGCAGACCCCTGGTCCGGCATACCCAGCGCAATGCGACGCATTTCCTGGCGATCAAGATTGCGCATCTCAGTACCAATATTTTTCATGGCAGCAGACCCTCCACCCAGTCGGTGTTGTCGAAATTCAGCTCAGCAGCGCCTGTCTTAGCGACACTTCCCTTGCGGGAACGCTTGGCAGTCAGGCGATCCCACTGCTTGCGAAGGCCGGACGGGCTCATGATGTTCTCGCCCCAGAAATCGTCTTTGCTCGCCCATTTCAGCAGGTCGCAGATTTCGTAATGCGTGCGGTGGTCCTGCACGCGCATCAGGCGGATTGTGTTGGCCCATTCAGCCCACTTCGGTTCGGACAGGCTGGCGTTGACCGTCAGCAGTTGTGAATAAATCCAGCGAGCTGCTTTCAGGTCGTCAGCGGTACCCCATGACTTCCCTGACGGGGTGTAAATTCCGTCAGCAGCTTCAGGGTGACGAGAGAGAAATTTTTCAGTGGCGTCGTTACGGGATTCGACAGAATTCCGAAACGTAGATCTTTTAATGTTTTTATTCTTGTTATTACCTTCTTGTTCATGTTGTGCGGTTGTTTGTGCGGCTCCATGTGCGCCATCATGTGCGGCTACCACCTTCAACCCCGCACCGTTACTGGCTTCGTCATGTGCGGCTCCATGTGCGCCCTCATGTGCGGCTCCATGTGCGGGTAAATTGTCCATTTTTTGAGCATATTCGGCATAATTTGTGATGGTTATCACACGACCTTTTTGCTTCTCACCATCGATAGAAATCATCTCTTCACGGACAAAAACCTGAAGCATGCGCTCTACCTGATCGCGACTCGCCGGATTCCCTTTTCGGTCGCAAAGCTGAAGGCCTAAATCAGCCGCAGTCACAACCAGTTGACCGGGTTGCAGATGCCACTCATGACCCTTAAACGAGGCTGTAAACGGCTTTCTGGCGGCACCAAGAAGCAGGTTTTCCCAAAGGGTGCGAAGATAAACATCCTTCGCCCAGGGCTGCTTGAGGATGCTCCGGTACAACGGGATGTAACCAGATTTCTGGTTGTCCATCCTGTTGCTCCTGAATTGGTCCGGCGGGTTGCCGGGGAACTTAAGAATTTCTGCGGTGTTCATGACTCACTCTCCCAGCCAGCGTCTTTCAGAAATGCGCGGTAATCTTCAAGAATGGCGCGGGCCTCTTCCGGCAGGTCGATACCGTCATGATCGGAAATGAGCTGGATAAACTGGCGGGCTTTTAGGGCGCTGAACTGCGGTAACGCGGCACTACGGGTTAGTTTTGACTTACCTGAAGCCTTAACCTTATCCATCTGGCGAACGGCTACAGATGCCGCCTGAGCACCATGCTCGCGTGATAAAGCGACGGCGGTAGTCGGCGATACTTCTCCGGCGCGAACCATCTCGATCAGCCCATCACCACAGGTCAGAAGTTGCAGGTGGTGATCCACGTCAGAAAGAGACCGTTTAACCTTTTTCGCAATCTCAGCTGGCTCCCATCCCTGATTAATCAGGCGCTGGTAGGCTGCTGCACGTTCAAGTGCCGTCAGGGGTTTTCCCTGGCTACTCGTGACCATGAACGCGATACGATCGGCTTCAGTACCAATGAAGTCTTTGCACTCAAGGCGAGGGATTTCGGTTCCGGATTGCTGAGCGGCCAGCGCGCCGTAATAGCGGTGATGCCCGTCAACAATCCTGACGCCCTGCTCAGTAACCTGAACAGCCAGGGGCGGGATTAGTTCGCCTGCGATAAACGCATCGCGAAACTCGATCACATGTTCCTGGTCGATTTCACGCACGTTAAAGCCAGGCTCCACGTACAACTCAGCTAACGGCACCAGAAACGTCTTGCGCGTCGTGGTGTCAGACCCGTTCTTTTCCTTCTGGTTGTACAACTGGGAAAGTGTTGTCATAATTATTCCTGTGAATTGATCCAGTTAATTCGCACTGAAAGCCGTTGGTGCTCGAACACCGCGGCTTTCGCCTTTTCTGTGATAACCATTCAGTCCCATCCCAGCGGGCCAGGCCTGCATCTCTCGGCGCGCAAACCAATGTCGGCCAGCGTCTCTACCGATTTCAGGTAATCACGTGACACCACCACTGCCTCCGGCGGTACCACCTGCAATTCCAGGATGGCCAGCTCTTTGGCTATTGCGGCGAAATGCCCCTCGCCTTTACGTCTGCTGGCTGTCGATTCGCTGATACCGATACGATCGGCGTAAATCTTCTGGCCTACCGACGAAAGCCGGTTGAGCAGGATGCTTTCAATTTCAAGCGGGTTGAGAACCGGTGGTTCTAACTTGCGGGCTATTCCGTTCTCCATCTGCGAAAGTCCTCGTTGTGTTGTGCCGCCGGGTTAGGCGGCGTGGTTATTTGGGTGTGGAAATAAATCGGGGAGATCGGGGCGAATTTCGTGGGCCTTAATCTCACCACCAGTGGCGTTGACAATGGCTGTCACCTTCTCAGGAGAAACGGAACCGCCATTGAGCCACTTGTGAACCGCAGGCTGACTAACGCCGCAGATTTCGGCGAGGCGCTTCTGACTGCCAACGATTTTTAAAGCACGCTGAATAACTTTGTTCATGGATTTTACCTATCCGATTACTGGATTAATGGAAAGATAACTCAAGTTATGATGATTGTCCATAACCTTTGTTATTTTACTCCGCATAACCTGAGTTATATATTGACGATATGAAAACATTCGCAGAACGACTAAACGCGGCAATGAGTGCCGCCGGGATATCTCAGGGACAACTGGCCGAAAAGGTTGGCATCTCACAACCGGCCATACAGAAAATGACTTCCGGTAAAACAAGCGGCAGCCGAAAAATGGTTGAGCTTGCTCACGCCCTCAATGTGCGCCCTGAATGGCTTAGCTCCGGGAATGGTTCAATGCGTGACGGAGATCAGAAAGAATCCTCTGTACCTCCGGAATCTGAATGGAATACAGTTGAGACGTGGGATGATCACACCCCACTGAACAGCGATGAAGTAGAAGTACCGTTTTTCAAGGACATAGAGTTCGCATGCGGCGATGGCCGCACAGGCGACGAAGACTATAACGGGTATAAGTTGAGATTCTCAAAATCCACTTTGCGCCGGATTGGCGCCAGCACAGACGGACACGGCATTATTTGTTTTCCTGCTCGCGGGAACAGCATGGAGCCCAATATCCCTGACGGAACAACTGTCGCAGTTAACACCGAAGATAAAAAAATTGTCGACGGAAAGATGTATGCAATTAGCGAAGATGGCTGGAAACGAATCAAGCTGCTTTACCGGACTGGCCCGGAAACCGTAAGCATCAGGAGCTATAACTCAATAGAGCATCCGCCAGAAGAAAAACCCCTCAGCAAAATAGAAGTGATTGGCCGCGTCTTCTGGTGGTCAGTTCTTGATTACTGATTAGAAACCCGGTATCCGCCGGGTTTTTTATTGGCCTTTTCTCACCAGGTCAGCCGCATCTCTGTACGCTCCCTTACCTATCACATTACCTGTTGCCTTGCGGTTATGTTCCAGTCGGTCAACCAGGTTGTCTTTTGTTATGGGAACCTGCATAGCAACAAGATCAACCACCGCCTCTCCTATCGCATTCAATATTAATTCTGCTTTTTCGTTTTCCACACTCACCCCCTTGATGTTTTTTTGAGCATATCACGCACGATTTACAAAAATAAATTCATTTAGTTATCAATATACTATAACTTTTGTGATGCATTTTATAAATTAGGTTATTGCACTTACTCATAACTATAGTTATCTTTAGTCCATCAGCAAGCAGTGGTCTTCGTGGTGGTGAATCTGCAGCCGCGCCGACGGCAACCAGAAGATCAGCGTCTGGCGCCACCGACGAAGACCATTCAATGCGCGGAGTAATCAGCAACGTTCCGCCAGCCGGGCGATAACGGCAGAGGATGAGATGGAAGTTACCCACAACAACAAGCAGTACAAAGCTGTCCCTATGGCTAACGGTAGTTTGTGGCGCCTGACGTCAGTGGAGCGCCCGCGTGAATCAGTCGTCCTGAATCGCGAGCAGATGATCATCGCTGGCCTGGGCCATGTAGTCGAATCGCAGGTGTTGGACCTTAACAAGGTCCGCGCCGCCCAGAACAAAATCGTTATTGCCCTGTTCCTGGAAGATGAGCGCATGTGGAAAGAGGCGGTTGAACAGTACCGCCAGGCATCCGGGAGGACTCTTCATTGATGGGAACCTTATTCGCTTTAGTCCTGACCGTAGCGACAACCAGCGGTGAATATCAGGACATGGTGCTGGGCGTATACGAAAGCCAGCAGTTATGTGAAGCAGCTGCGACCGAGCAGCAGGTGGCTGGCGAGTGCTGGCCGGTTGAAGGGATTGTCCGTAACGGAGAAATCCCGGCTGAACAGGTAGCGAAGTTCTAACGCCCCACTTCGGGCAAAACCAAATTACCGACACTGGCAGATCACACATTGCCGGGATGTCCACAAACCAAATATGGGAGATGGCTATGACGGAATTATCAGTTATCGAAATTAAACCGGAGCAGGCGCCAGTGCTTTATGTGCCGAATGGCCTGGAAAAGTTCCTTGATCAAATCCGCGCTGAAGTTAACGAAGTGCCGGACCTGTCCACTGCGAAAGGCCGCGCCCGCGTCGCATCACTTTCCGCTCTGGTATCCCGCAGCAAGACGGCGATCGAGAAACCTGGTCGTGATTATCTGCGCCACCTGAAAGAAGCCGTGAAGCCCGCAGAAGCAGAGCTACGCCGTTTCGTGACTGCATGCGACGAGTTGCGTGATGAAGTGCGCCGCCCGCTTACCGAGTGGGAAGCAGAGCAGGAGCGTATCGCCGCCGAAAACCAGATGAACGCTTGGCACGAAGAAGCACTGGAAATAAATGCTGACTTCGACCGCCAGTTTGCGGCTCGCATCGAATCAGATCATGAAATGGCGCTGATGATGAACGAAAAGCACGACAGGGAGCGCGAAGAAGCGCGCGCCGAAGCCGAGCGTAAGCGCATTGCTCACGAAGAAGAATTGAAACGCCAGGCAGCAGAACAGGCGCGACGCGACGCCGAAGCGGCAGCCCAACGTGATCGCGAAGAAGCTGCCCGCCGTGAAGCGGAACTGAAGGCCGCAGCCGAACGTGCAGAGCGTGAACGCATTGAAACCCAGCAGCGCGCTGAGCGCGAAAAGAAAGAAGCAGCGGAGCGGGCAGAACGCGATAAGCAGGAAGCCATTGCCGCCGAGCGCCGTCGTCAGGAAGAAGCGGAAGCGGCTCGTCAGGCGGAAGCTAAACGCATCGCTGACGAAGAAGCTAAGCGCGCAGCAGACAAAGAGCATCGCCGCGTTATCAATCTCCAGGCTAAAGCCGATCTTATTGCCCAGGGCATCCCGGACGACATCGCCGAGTTGTGCATCAAAGCGATCGTCACAGGCAACGTCCGCAACATCTCAATTAAGTACTGAGGTTCTTATGGCTGCATATCTCACGCATGACCGAATTGAGGGTGCAGCCTGGGTTAACCACTACGCCCAGGTTGCTCGCGAAGAAGACGAGTCCGAACTGGCTGACGCGTTCGAAGCTAAATTCCGTTTTAGCTATTTCCGCGAAATGTTCGCTGGCTCCAGCGCCGACAACAAGGCGATCACCGAACTGTTGAATGACGATTCATTCCAGGAAAAGGCCAATGAATTTCTGCGCTATGCAGCCGAGGAACTGGCGGCTAAGCAGGTTGATATCAACGAAGCATTAAGGAGCAACGCATGAGCTCTACATCCTTAACAACGTTGGCTAACACTCTGGCGCAGCGCCTTGGCATGGATCAGGGGACAGAGTTGATTGCCACTTTGCGCGCCACCGCATTCAAGGGTGATGCCACCGATGCGCAGTTTACTGCCCTGCTAATCGTAGCTAACCAGTATGGGCTGAATCCGTGGACAAAAGAGATTTACGCCTTCCCGGATAAACAGAACGGGATTGTTCCCGTTGTAGGTGTTGACGGTTGGTCTCGAATCATCAATGAAAACCCGCAGTTTGACGGCATGGATTTCCAACAAGATGCCGAGTCCTGCACCTGCAAGATTTATCGTAAAGACCGTGGTCACCCAATCTGCGTTACAGAATGGATGGATGAATGCCGCCGCGAGCCCATAAAGACGCGTGACGGTCGGGAAATTAACGGTCCGTGGCAGTCACACCCAAAAAGGATGTTACGCCATAAAGCGATGATCCAGTGCGCGCGCCTGGCTTTTGGTTTCGCAGGCATATATGACAAAGACGAGGCTGAACGCATCGTTGAGTCCACTGATTATTCAGTTGGAAGCAACGTAACGCGAGATATAACGCCAGCCTCAGATGAAACCATGTTGGAAATTAACGACCTGCTAATCACTCTGGATAAGACATGGGAAAAAGATTTATTGCCGCTTTGTTCCCGTATCTTCCGCCGAGAAATTCGCGAGTCATCCGAATTGACTCAGGAAGAAGCGGTTAAAGCTCTTGGCTTCCTCAAACAAAAGGCGGCCGCATGAATAGTGAAATCATTCTGGCAAAGACCGGCATTGATGTCCGGTCTATCCAGCAGGGCGATGAAGCATGGCTCCGCCTGCGTCTCGGTGTGATCACTGCCTCCGAGGTACACAACGTGATCAGCAAACCGCGCTCAGGTACTAAGTGGACTGACATGAAGATGTCCTACTTTCACACCCTGCTTGCAGAAGTATGCACAGGCGTAGCGCCGGAAGTGAACGCCAAAGCGCTGGCGTGGGGTAAACAGTTCGAAGGCGATGCCCGCGCCCTGTTTGAGTTCACGGCGTCGGTAGAGGTAACTGAAGCCCCAATCCTCTATCGGGACGAAACGTTACGCACTGCCTGCTCACCGGATGGACTGTGCAGTAATGATTTTGGCCTGGAACTGAAATGTCCTTTTACGTCCCGCGACTTCATGAAGTTCCGCCTGGGCGGGTTTGATGCCATCAAGTCGGCATACATGGCGCAGGTGCAGTACAGCATGTGGGTTACGGGAAAGAATGCCTGGTTCTTTGCTAACTACGATCCGCGTATGAAGCGGGAAGGCATGCACTACGTCGTGGTTGAGCGCGATGAAAAGTACATGTCCGAATTTAACGAGATGGTGCCCGAGTTTATCGAAAAGATGGACGAGGCGCTGGCGGAGATTGGCTTCAGTTTCGGGGAGCAATGGAAATGAAAACACCTCACGACAACATATCTGTTGGCGCGGTAACGCTGATTTACTCAGTGCAAAAGCGCGGTTGGCTGATGCCTAACGGTGCGGTAACTGGTAACCCACTAAAGGCCCAGCGCTGCGCCGAGGTAATGAACAATGAGATCTCCGGCGTGAGATTTAAGGTGGTTGCAGCATGACTGGTAAATACACCCTGATTTACGCCGACCCGCCGTGGACATACCGCGATAAAGCCGCTGATGGCGAGCGCGGCGCTGGCTTCAAATACCCGGTTATGAGCGTGCTCGATATCTGCCGTCTGCCGGTGTGGGAACTTGCCGACGAAAGTTGCCTGCTGGCGATGTGGTGGGTGCCGACTCAGCCCGTTGAGGCTCTGAGGGTTGTCGAAGCGTGGGGCTTCCGCCTGATGACCATGAAAGGCTTTACCTGGAATAAGTGCGGCAGCCGCCAGGCCGACAAACTCGTTATGGGCATGGGCCACATGACCCGGGCAAACAGCGAAGATTGTCTGTTTGCAGTTAAAGGTAACCTTCCGCCGCGCCTCAATGCCGGGATCATTCAGTCATTCACCGCGCCGCGCCTTGCTCATTCGCAGAAGCCGGATTGCGTTCGCGAGAAACTGGTGCAACTGCTTGGCGACGTACCGCGAATTGAACTTTTCGCGCGCCAGTCGTCGCATGGCTTCGACACCTGGGGAAACCAGTGCGAGTCGTCGGCGGTGCAGTTGATCCCGGGAACTGTGAGCAGAGAGGTGAAAGCAGCATGACGTCAGAACAGGAAAACGCAGTACGCGCTCAGGCCCGCAAATGCACCGAAGAGGTACGCAAGGCGATGAGCGCCAGGCCGAAACCAAAATGGGACACCGTGGTTAAGCCGATCCTCAAAAAGCATCACCAGAAGATAGCGCCGCTGGGCGTGGGGCTGGTCGAGTTTATCAGCGTCATTGGGCGCATGAATGGGCGTTACGGGGTGGAATCGTAATGGCTACTTACTACAACGAAATCGACCCATTCGCCGCACAGTGGCTGCGAAATTTAATCGCCGGCGGTCACATCGCGCCGGGTGAAGTTGATGAACGGAGTATTGAAGATGTCACACCTGACGACTTACGCGGATTTACCCAGTGCCACTTTTTCGCCGGGATCGGCGTGTGGTCTCATTCCCTCCGTCTCGCCGGATGGCCCGACAATAAACCAGTCTGGACAGGCTCCTGCCCGTGCCAGCCTTTCAGCGCGGCAGGCAAAGGCGATGGGTTTGCTGACGAGCGGCACTTATGGCCAGCTTTCTTCCACCTCATCAGCGAGTGCCGACCTCAGCATGTCTTTGGCGAACAGGTTGCAGCAGGTAACGCAAACGCATGGTTCGACCTTGTACAAACAGACCTGGAAGGAATGGACTACGCCTTTGGGCTTGTGCCGTTTACGTCAGCGAGCATCGGTGCCCCGCACATCAGAGAGCGGGCCTACTGGGTGGCCCACGCCGGTAGCGAACACGAATCCGCAACCGGAAACCAAACGGGGCTTGCAGCATGTCGCCGGGGCTGCGCGGTTGACGGGTTGGCAGACGCCAGTGGCGAACGATGCGAACGGATCAACCCATTGTTACAGCGGAAAGAACCCGGACGGAACGCCGAAAATCTGCCTGAAACTACCGGGAACGGTCCTTCTTGCGGGATGGGTAACGCCAACGTCTCGCGACTGGAAAGACTCAGCGGGCATGACGGCGCAGCGGGACGGGAAGGACAGAGTGGATCAACTGCCGCGCCAGGCATTTATGACGGGATGGCCAACACCAATGGCGGGAGCAACAGCCAGAAACGGGTACAACGCAACGGTGAACACGGACAGCCTCAGAAAAACAGTTGTTCTGTGCGGCGGGGAGTTGAAGGGATCGGGAGTTACTACAACTTGCCAGCACACAGCACCCTTGAGGTTAACGGTTTTTGGCGAGATGCGGACTGGCTGTTATGTCGAGATGGCAAATGGCGTCCAGTTGAACCCGGCACATTCCCGCTGGTTGATGGGGCTGCCGCACGCCTGGGACGAGTCGAGTCCGGGGTGGCAAGAGTGGCAAGCAGCAACCGCGTCGGCAGGCTGAAGGGTTACGGCAATGCCATAAACGCACAGGCGGCTGCGGCATTCATTCGGGCTTATATGGTGTCGAGGGGGGTTTTATGTCAGCAAAACTGACTGGGGTTTTAAAAGAGGTGCCGGAATCGCAGTGGCCGCAAAAGCTTCACGACCCGAAACGCACCCATGTATGGGCCAACTCATATTTTCTGGTACAGGAATTCAAGGAAGAGGAAGGCATTATCCGCCTGACCGTTAACATAACCGGCATGGGGATGAACGGGCGCTGGAAGGATGGCATCACCTGGGACGCATTGCAGGAAATCAAAAACGCCGTTGGCTATGCGGATCGGGATGCGGTCGAGATTTACCCCGCCGAGCGCGATGTGGTTAATGTGGCGAATATGCGCCACCTGTGGATTTTGCCTGAACCGTTGCCGTTCGCCTGGCGCCGTGATCACTGAAATCGAATATCAACGGCCCCGGATGGGGCCAGTGGAGAGCATCAATGGAAAAATTATTAAGCGTAAAGGCTGTATGCGACGTTCTCAGCATGTCTCGCGCCACGCTTTACCGAAAGGTGAGTTGCGGGGAACTACCGCGCCCTCTGAAGGATGGGCCGCGTTCAAAGTGGCCTGAATCGTCTATCGTGCCATACATCGAGCGAATCAAGAGCCAGAGCCAGGCATAAAACCTCGAAGCCAGGACTCGTAGGCGAGCATCATCTCTCGCCGTTCTGGCAGATACTCAGCGTGGTTATAGGCGGCAACGACACGGTTAGCTTCGGCATGCGCCAGTTGCTTTTCTATAACCTCACGCCGGAATCCCATTTCGTATAGCGTGGTTGACGCGGTGGCACGGAAATCATGACTTGTAATGTGCTTCGCTGCAAACCCCAGGTAAACGATAGCTCGGTTAATGGTGCTGTCGGCCAGTGGCGCACGGGGATTCTTCACACCGGGAAGGATAAGCGGATTATCTCCGGCCAGCGCTTTCGCCCTCTCCAGTAGAGATCGGGTGTAAGGCGTCAGCGGAACTGAGTGTGGGCGGCTCATCTTCATTCTCTCAGCCGGGATCACCCACAGATTCTGGTCCCAGTCTATTTCTGTCCACACCGCCCCGCGCAGCTCCCCCTGGCGCACAAAAAAGAATGGTAACAACCGTAAACATAATTTCGTCTGTGTGTGGCCGGTGTAACTTTCCGCTGCAGCAAAATATTTTCGCAGCTCGTCACCAGTCAGGCAACGGGAATTTTCAGTTTTCGGCGGAATAATTGCTCCTTTCAGGGCGGCGGCCGGATCAGAGTCGGCGCGAAGCGTGGCAACCGCATAACAAAAAATTGCCGAGCACCATTGCCGCACTTTTAACGCGGAAGACGTCGATCCGCGGCTCTCCATCTTTTTTAACACCGCAAGAATTTCATGCGCAGTGATATCGCGGATTGGTTTGTTACCGAATGCCGGATAGCAGTTTATCGCCAGAAAGTTTTCTACCTGCTCACAGGTTCCTTTCGTCCAGGTAGGACGCTTCTTCTCAATCCACTCTTTAGCCACAAGTTCGAACGTATTGGCCGATTCGATTTCGGCGCGCTGGCGTTGCTGTTTTTTAACGTCTGTGGGGTTAAGTCCGCGCTTAACCTGCTCGCGGGCCCATTCGCGCTCGCGGCGCGCATCGGAAAGAGAAACAGAAGGATATTCGCCGATAGTATATCGACCATCTTTGGTGGGAGTGAGCCAGTACCGGTAGCGCCAGTATTTTGCGCCGGTGGGTCTGACCTCGAGGTAAAGCCCCTGACCATCCTGTAATGTGTAGGGCTTATCCTGTGGGCGGGCGTTTTTAACGCGGGTGTCTGTGAGTGGCAT